AGCAGCGTGTTAAGGCCAAAGCGTGCAGCCGTTAGCGTGTTGCCCGAGACTTGCTTGCCGTAACTCGGCGCAATCTTGATCGCCAGATTGGTAATGATCGCTTCGTTGCCGCTGTCTGGAATGCCCATGTTGGTATCAAGATCGGCAACGGCAATGCTGCCGGAAATGTTCGGGCCAAGCCTGATCCCGCGTGCGTTCCAGTCCAGCAGCATCGAATCCAAACGCCGCGCCGCGCCCTGCATCCCCTCCGGTGGGAGGTCAAACACATAATCAGCCAGCCCGATCTCTTCAAAGGCTGCGTTGATGAACTGGCGGCGTGTGTAGCCCATTAGCCCAAAGCCTCTGCAATCATGGCGGCCAGCTTGGCATCACCAGTCTTGTGGTGGAACTCTAGGCCGAGTTCCTTTGCCTTCTGCACCAGTTCGGCGCGGGTCGGCGGTGCATCGTCATCCACCGGCCACACAAACCAGCCGGCCTCAACGTGCGCGGCCAGTTCGGCTGCATCAGCCACACCGGCATAACGCACCGCGCCGATCCCCGGCAGCGTCATCATGCCATTGGCGTGCTTGCGGTAAACGAGAGTTGGGAACTCCATCACTTCTTCTTCCCTGCGCGCATATTGTCCACCAGATTGGGGTAAGGCCGGCCAGCCGCTTTCGCCATAGCTTTCGCGCTGGCCTTCTGCTTGGGTGAGAGTTTGTCCGGCTTGCCCTTCGGTGCCGGCTTGTCCCATACAGGCTTAGGTTTCTTCATTTGGCTCTCTCGGCAACCGCTTTGCACATGGCTATAAACTCACCAACGTCATAACGGTTTTTTGACATGTTGACCATAGCATGAACCCATTGAATATTTCCTACAACGTATCCGGCCTTGCTATCAATCCGATCAAGGCTGGCGGTATGCTCTGTGTATGATAACGAAATTGGCCAACCAGTCATTTCACAGCGCCCGCTAAAGCCGGCAAACATTTGATTTTCTGTAAGTTCCCAAGCCAAACCACGCGATTTAGCTGATTTTCGGAACCGATTAAACGCTCTTGTGTAATCGCCCACCGACTTGTTTGCGCTGAATTTTTTAGCATGGGCTGCGCAAGTCTTGCATTGCCAATCAGACGCATGGCTTTGCTTTGCATGATCTTTTCGCGTATATGCCTGCTCACTTGCGCAACCGCTGCATTTGCAACACCACCGGCCATCTTGGCGCTTGTATATGCCAGTTTCCAAATTTTGGACTGAGACATAATCCGGGCGGCAAGATCGGCAAACACCGCGCTCCAGCATTTTGAGCGCGGTGTTTTTTGTTGAAAAAGCTGAGACTTTTCCACACAAACAAGTTGCAACAAACTTGTTGTCATGGCGGACAATGCGCGGATCAAATATAGCCCTCATGTGTGAAGGCTATACCATTTAACATGATTGCCAGCAACATCCATTTGGTCTTTGCCGACCACCAAGCCGCGCTCATCTTACCCTTGGCAATGTTCTTCGCGTGCCGCGCCTTGAAGCTGGCCCGCTTGTCCTTCATTGCCTCGCTTTCACCCGCTTTCGGCTTGCCTGCGGTCTTAGCGCCTTGCTCACCGAAGCGGATGGTCTTAACATTCCCGCCCTCTTTGGCCACCACGACATGCGATTTAGTCGGATGGCCCGGCGTGCGCTTGGGCTTGTTATAGCCTGAGACGCCAGCACGTTCGAGGCGGGAATCTTTCTTCACTTAGCCTTCTTGCCCATCTTCATGGTCTTACCAGACTTGCCAGCCGCTTTCTTAGCCGCCGCCATGCCCTTAGCATCGTAACCGTATTTCTTTCCGTTGACCATCGGCATGTTATTTACCCTTTTTCTTTTTGGCCCGCTCTGCCGTTGACAGCGCAATGGCGATGGCTTGCTTTTGCGGCTTGGTTTTCATCTCGGAACGAATGTTCTTCGATACGGTCTTGGCACTGTAGCCCTGTTTCAACGGCATACCAAATCCCTTTGACGGGTTAGGGGTGGCCTACTTCCAAGCCACCCCGTCCCCATTAGATGCGATACGTTACGAACGTGTTCGCAGCGGTCTTGCGGGTCATGTAACGATGGCTAACGCCAGTCGCCACACCCGTGTTGCCAACAAACGTATGCCCGGACGCAGCAGCGGCCAAGGTAACCGTGTTCGGCCCGGTGTTAATGAAGCTCCAGAAGAACGCATCGTTGATTGCGAACGTGCTGGCAGCATCCATTACAGCGCCGGTATCAAGCGTGGCGGTCACGGCAGCGGCAGACGTGGACGTAACCAAACCGCCCATGATCGCAGCGGCAGTCAGCGTGCCGGTGGCGTTCAGCGCGGCTGGGTCGCCCTGCGAGAACTCGTTGCGCTCGGTGATAAAGGCATCAGTGCCAACGCTATAATATAGCGGAGAGGTGTCACCACCGCGAAGGGTAATCGTTGCGCCAGTAGCGAACACCGACGAGGTGAACGCGCCTCTGGAATTGAACAGAACTTCTTCGGTCGGCACGCCGTTGGCGTATTCACGCAAGCGCGTCACGGTGTAATTGGCTTCGCTGTAGCAAGCGATGCGGGCGGCGGCAGGCACCGTAACAATCGGCGTGCCGGTAAAGGGGAGAATATTCGACATGGGGATTCCTTATGCAGTTGGGGGAGAGCCTAAGCCCTCCCCCGGTTGCCCATTACGGGGTCTGGTTGAACAGCAGAACGCCGCACATTTCCGGAGCCGTCATCACCACGCCGTACAGAACGTCCACGGTGTAGAACGTCTTGAACGTGCTGTTATCGAACCGCTTGCCCATGACCACTTCGATGCCCTGATCCGTCGAGGCGCGCATGACTGCGACACCCTGATCGCCCGGAACCGCATAACGGCCCGGAAGCAGTTCGATGGCCGGCTTGCGCCAGAACACGTTGTAGCCAGCGGCGTCGAGGTTCAAGAACACGATAGGCGCAGTCGCAGACGGCGTAACGATGCAGTTCTTGTACTCGTTTTCCGCATCCGTGCCGCCCTGTGCGCTGATGATCGGCGGGCTGATGACCACGGTGTTGGACGTGCCAACGCTGATGACGCGATACGTCTTGAGCTGGCCAGTGCCTTCCTTTGTGATCTGATGCACCGCTTCCACACCACCGATGGTGAAGGCATCGCCAGCGCGGACGTTGGTGTTGCTCGACAGCGTGATGGTCTGATAGCGGTTATCCACGTTCGCCACTTCGCCGGTCGAAGCCGTCGAGGTTGCTTTCGGCACCCAGTACTGACCAGCCGAGGTGCGGGTATCGACCGTGATCGAACCACCACCAGCGGCGGCCAGAGTGCGGCGGCCCACGTCCAGCTTGTAGGTGTCAAAGCCAGCCACCATGCCGACCTGAGAACGCTCGTAAGCGGTCAAGGTCTTGTTGGCGACGAGGTTCTGACGACCAGCAAGGTTGCCGGCCATGCCGTTATAGTCGCGGGTATTCAGCGCCAGATACCGCTGATCCTGCTGCACGCCCTGCTCGTTCATGATGGTATCGCACAGAGCGATGTCATCATAGGAACCAGCGGCGGTCGTGCGGGTCACGACCAGCGTGGCCTGCGCGGTGGCAACGTCCAGCACGCTGCTGTTGATGGCGCTGGCCAGCTTGAAAGCGGAACTTTCAGCCAGACGGCCTTCCTGCAACGCATCGCGCATTTCGTTTGCGTCCATTTCGAACGTATCGTTCTTACGGAAGCCGAGACGCGACGGCACAGAAAGCTGCACGCGGTTACGGGCGGTCACAGGCGTACCGACAACACGATCCTGAAGCAGGCCGACATACGGCTGCGGACGCCAGATGGTGTCGTTGGTGCGTTCCATCAACTGGCCATTGGTGCCGTAGGTGTTGACGTTCTTCGACATGATGAGGCCATCGGTGAAGCCTTCGAGCATCTGCTCGAATGCAACCCGTTCCTCTTTTGAAAAGCTATTAGCCATTATTCATTCCTTAGTGGGTTATGCTGCGCGCTTCTGCTTACGGTAGGCAATCACTTTGCTGTAATCGCCCGTCTTTTCGGCATCAGCCCGCAGTCGTTCTAGTGTTGCATCAGCCCCTGCAACGCCGACCGGTGCAGTGCCGGTCATTGTTTTCTCAGGGGCAACGGTTGGTTTGCGCTTCGTCACCTTCAATTCGCTTTCCAGTTTGGCCGCCTTGAAGGTGAATTGCGCGAGGCTTTCAATCTTGGCCAATTCCTTGGCCCGTTCCGGGTATTTGCCCAGCGCATAAACCAGCATAGCGGGATCGTCTGCACCATCCACTAGGATCGCCCACCGCATGTCCCCGAACAATTCCCGAACCTGTTGTTCGGCATCGTCCACGTCATCAGCCGGCAATGCCTGCTTGCGCTCGGTGTAGGTTGAAAGCCGCGATTGCCACGCTTGCTCCGCTTGTTCCTGCTGCTTGCGTGCAGAGGCTTCGGCATCATCAGCTTGACGTTTTGCGTCCTTCCAGCCGTCCAACTGGCGCTCGAACTCGTCCGCGTCATAGTCGCAACTTTCTAGCGTCGGCTTGGGCGGCAATGCGGTTTGCACCGGTTGCTGCCGTTCCTTGGCTTCCAGTTCCTTTAGGCGCTTCGTGAGTTCCCGGTTATGCTTGCGCAAATCTCGCACCCATGCAGGCGCGGCGGTTTCTTCCGGTTGAGGCGGCGCTTCCTCACCAATCGAAACAATCAACTCACCGTCATCATCACCAGATTCTGGGGCTTCTGCGTCTGTGCTGGCGGCTTGATTCTCACCAGCATCGGACGTTTCGTTCACCACAGTCTCGGCGGCATCGGCTTCGTATTGATCCGTCTCGTTATCTGCCACGTTCATCTTTAGCACGCTCCCTCACAGATTTAAAGCCCCTGCGGTGGGCCACCAGCGGCAAGAGCGCCGCCGATTGCTTGAGCGGCCTTGACCGCTGTGTCCAATTGCTTGCCCTCGACCGTGGCCAGCGTCTCAATCGTCTGTGCGCGGGTTTTCTCCGCGTTGGCCTCGGCCAGTGCCGTATCAGCCACGGCCTTCGCCGCTTGGGCCTGCGCCTTGCCGGCTTCCGCCATGAGGTACATAGCCTGCGGGTCTGGTTGCTGGCCTTGTGCTTGCGCGGCGGCTTCCATCTCGGCGCGTTCTTCGTCGTTCGGTTCCACTGCACCCATGCCGACCAACTGGCGGCGGTAGAACTGGCGCAGATCGCCCAGCCCTTCGCCGTCCATGTTCATCATGGCAGTGGCCAACAGCACTTTCTGGTCTTGCGGATCGGCGGCCATCTGCAACAGGCCCGTGATAGCCCGCACAGTGGCATCACGGCGCGATGTGAACGCCGGGCCTACGTCTACCGCCACGTCCAACTTGGCGCGGCTCAGATCGTTTTTAAACCGCTGTTCGCCGGTTTCCTCGTCAATGATCGGCTGCATCAGCTTGACTTGCCCAACGCTGCCGTCCTCGTTCAGCGCCTTCATGGCGCGGTCATCGTCAACGTAAACATCCTGCGCCATCGCCAGCCATATCTCACCAGCGCGGCGCATGGCCTTGGCAAAGTTGGACAGGTAGATGAATGCAGACTGGTCAATCCGGTTCTGGATCATCTCAACGGCCTTGCCGGAGATGTTCGACACCATCTTATCTTGCGCCGGGTTATAGCCCAGCACCTCGGCCATATCTTGCTCGGTCAACTGTAGCAGCGCAGCCATTGCAGGCGGCACGGCAGGCGGCTGCGTGTAGGACAGCGGCCCAGCGGGCTGCACTTGGCCATTGGCGTCAGTGATCGGGTTAACGAGCAGATACGGATAATTCTTGACGTTATCTTCGGCCCACATGACCTGATGGCCTGCCACTTGTTCGGGCAAGAGGATCGGCTTCTGCACTGCCGACAGCGCCGCTGTCTCAGCAAGGCGGCTGATCTGCATATTTTTAAGGCGCTGCGGGTCTTTCGCCAAGCGAACCACACCCATGCAGCGTTCTACGTTGTCGATGAACCACCGCTTGCCATAGACCGGAACAATCGGAATGTGCTTGCCAGCGATGTAACCAGCATCTTCCAACACGCGCCCGCCGCTCATAATGTACTTGCGAACCTTGCGGCTGCGCTTTGACCACTCCTTGACGACCTTACCGCCCAGCAATTGCGCCATACGAATCTCGTCGTATTCGCGGCCTTCTTCTCCGTCCTCGGCCTCGGCCACGTCCTCGGCTTCAAAGTCCAGCGTCTTGCCGTCGGGCATCTCATAACGCACCATTGCCGTGCGCTCGTCCTCGACGCGGTAGTATTCGGCCACATACACCACGTCAGGCGTGGCCCAGTCAAACTCAATCGTGTCGTTGTTCTTCGGCCAGCTTGCCGGGTCATCGCCCCATTTCGCCATGTAGCCGTTGCGCGTGAGGCTATACAGCACCCAGCACTGGGTTGCGTCGGACTTGTCCATGCGCTTGGCGTCAAGGTCGAAATAGACGGACGTATCAGCGTCGGCAATCATCTCAAACCGGATGCGCTGCTTTTCGTTGTCGTCGTCGTATTCATCCTCATATTGTGTGCGCAGGCGGAATGCGCCGAAACCGCCTGAGGCGGCTTCCTCGAAGGCGTTATCGCAAGCTTCGTCGCCATTGCTGTCTGCGTAATCAGCCCGGAACAAGCCATCGCATGTGTCGGCAGTCTCGTCAGCAGCCGCGCCGTCCTTCGGCACGAAGTCCACCATGACGCGGTTATTGCGGTATTCACCGACAACGCGGTTAAGCGCCATTGCAATCTTGTTGATCTCCATGCGCGGGCGATTGGCGAAGGCATCTTCGTATTGCCCCTCCCACTGCGCGCCGGGGATGCTGGCAAAGCGCCGATCAGTGATGCATTGTTTGCGTTCATCCTGAAGCGCCGACTGCGCACGGTTGAACTCGGACAACGCCTCAGCGTGGATGGCCGCCAATCGTTCGGCTTTTGATATTCGCGCCATATGCCCTCATTCACCGTCGCAACGTGCGGCGGCCAGTTGTATCACCGCGCAAACGGGCTGGCAACTGGCAGCGGCACAGCGTCAAACGCCTTGCGAACAGGCGCACGGCGAGCGGCCTCGCAGGCGTAGCGGAGCGCGTCTATACAATTTGAAACAAGTACGCCGTTCACGAAAAATTCGTGATCTTCCTCAACTGTCAAGTCGTAAACGCGCGCGCATTTTCCTGCCGCGCTCACGGTTTCCACACGCCCGCGAGCAATTCTGCTGGTTGGAGTAACGGTTGACTCGAAACACATTGCCGCAGGGGCAAGCCCGGTCGATGTCGTCAAGCCCGGAAGCCCTGCGCCAAGCAGCTTTGCACTTGTTCGAACAAAACTTATCGATGTTTCCCAATTTGCGCGGAAGAAATTCAATGCCGCATTGGCCACACGGTTTAGCCTCGGGCCTAAATGTCTTGTAGGCCATCGCGCCAATCTCGCGATGTTTGGCAATTCCTTCTGCGCTTGCGTGCCAAGCTTTGGTAAGCGGGCGAATTCGATCCAAATGGGGAAGGCCATCGACACGGCGGGCCTCGCTCCATTTGTGGCGCTTACCATGCTCGGCACGGGTGAGACATTCAAGGTTGTCCGGATGATTGTTTGCAGGGTCGTGATCCACGTGGTGAACAACCCAGCCCCTTGGAATGGGGCCGTGATAATGCTTCCAAACTTCCCGATGAAGCCAGCGGTTGTGCCAATGGAAATACCGGTCAGAGCGGAAATACCCCTCTGTGGTTTTGCGACGCCAAATCCGTCCGTTCCATTCAATTTCTTCCATGATGAATCTATAACAAGTTCGTCGCCATAACGCAAGGCGTCAGCGCGCGTCATGCCCTTGTTTTCCACCCAAACTTCGTGGTCAGGCGTGCATCTGAAATTTCCGCCTGAATATTTGACAAGCACCGTGTCGCGGTCGGCGTCTGTTTGATCTGAGAAAAGCACCCGGCGATAGCCGTTGCGCGTCATTACGCGGTCGTCAACAGTAACGGTTTCAATCGGCACATAACCACGGTCTGTCCAGACTAGTTCGCCTTCGGCTATGCAGTGGTTATTATTATCAGAAAGCACCGGCAAGATGCTACCAGTTAATGGATCGACCTTGTAGCTGTAGCTGGTCAACTCGTCGATGGTATGCTGGCAGCGCGGATGCACGACGATGTCGTAAGACTTCAGCCATTCAATGCCCTCAGTGACGCTGTTCTGGCCCTTCACCGCCGCCATGATGCGCGGGAACCCGTGGTTGCGCAGATGGCTAATCGTCTCAGGCCGGGCGCTGTCTGCCACGATGGGCCATTTCTCGGCCTCGGGGATGGTTAGGAACAGTTCCGGCGTGTTGACGATCTCGCACCCGATCATGAAGGCTTCGTAGTCAACGTAGATCGTGCGCCCGATGATGTGACACCGCACAAGCACGGTGGGATCAACAGCAAATCCAAAGTCAGCCCCGAAGCGATGCACCGCATCAGCAGGCGCTTCGAAGTCCTCAACGCGCCAATTGCGGAACACACGGGCTTCGCTGTTGGCAACGTAACCACCAAGCCAGATGTGCGTATACTTGTCCGGGTCGCGGCGCTGGTCGTATTCCAGTTCGGCGCGCAGGACGTCGGGGAACCAAGGGTTGAGGTCGTAGTTGACGCGGAGGAATATCGTCTTGGGCGGCTTTTCCTCGCCGCAGAACATCACGTCGATAGGATCGGTTGGGTTCTTCGGGTTCCATGTGAAATATATCTGACTGCCCGGCTTGCGGATTGTCGGGATCAGGATGTCAAGGCTGGCTTGACTGACGGTTTGTGATTCTTCGACCCAGCAAACGTCGATCCCTTCCATCGACTTGATGCTGTCAATGTTCGTGCGCACGCCAGCAAACAGGAACAGCGAGCCATTGCGCCCGCGTATCTCAGTCTCGGTGGACACGAAGAAGTCCGACAGCCCGCACCGTTCAATGGTGTCATCGAGCAGGCGCTTCACAGAGTCTTTGATGGACTTCTGTATCTCTCGGGCGCACAGGATGCGCAGCGGCTTTGCAGCGGCCCTCAGGACAAGGCAGGCAGCGACAGAATAACTCTTGCCGCTGCCTCGCCCGCCGACCAGTGCGAAGTACCGCGCATCCTCGTCAAACAGGTTCCGGCACCAGTCCGGAAGGTCAATGTTAGTCATGTGCCGACTTGATAAACCGCACTTCAATCGCCGTCATCAGCGGATTGTCCTTGTCGCCCTGCACTTGCATCGGCAGCACCTTGCCCACCAGCGACATGAACGGGCCGGGGTTTTCTTCAGCCTGTGCCGCCAGATAGTCAACACCGCCCACCTTATCCAAGGCGGCTAGGATCATGTCCTTGATGGCCGTCGTGTTCTTGTTCAACACGCCTTTTGGCCGTCCTTTGCCGGCCTGCGCCATGAACGCGGGAGTAATCCGCTTATCGACCGTTTTTTTCGGAGCGTCAGTCATGCCTTAACGTAACATCCCTGCGCCAACAATTCCAGTGCCACGCTTGCCGGGCCTGTGATGCTTTGCTGGCCGCTCTCCCAGCGTCGGACGGTACGCCGTCCCTCACTGCCCATGCGCAGGGCTGCGGCGAGGTCGGCTTGCGTAAAGCCGAGGGCTTGGCGGTGTTCGCGGACTTGTTGAGGGGTCATTTGGTTTGCTCCTGAATGCGTTCGCCAATCCAGCGCATGACTGGAACGGCCATTGAATTGCCCAACGCTTTGTAACGCGGGCCGTCTGGAGATGCGCCACGTCTCCAAGGGATCAGTGTGTAGTTGTCAGGAAAGCCTTGGAGGCGTTCGCATTCAACTGGGGTTAGGCGGCGGACTGCGGCGGATTGTGGCACAAACAGCCCACCACCTGAATTGATATGCTGATTGTTCTGCCCATGCTTGGCTCCGAAACCAGCATCAAGCGTAGGCGCGCACAAAGCGGGCCAAGGCAAATAGGTCTGGATGTCTGGAGCGCACAGAGCAGAGCCTGCACGGGCTGCAAGTGTGTGGGCAATTACATGCTCACAGTCTGTTCCTTGTCCGCCACTGCCCGGAGCGCGAGTTCTAAGGCTGGCGGTATTTGTTTGCCCCGTCTCTCTGCGCGGCGCAGGATGCCCTGACAAGCTGTGCTGCTCAAAAAGAACCGCTGCGGCACGTCTCCAGTCTCCAAGGTATCCGACAACGAACACACGGCGGCGGCGCTGGGCCACTCCGAAGTACTGAGCGTCAAGAACTCGGTAGGCGAACCCATACCCGAGTTCGACCAAGCCCCCGAGAATGGAACCAAAGTCCCGTCCGCCTCCCGATGACAAGACGCCGGGGACGTTCTCCCACACCAACCATCTGGGCCGTGTTCTGTCAGCAAGCCTAAGAAACTCAAGGGCCAAGTTGCCACGGTCGTCATCCAGTCCGCCTCTGAGGCCGGCGACACTGAAGGACTGACAAGGGGTTCCTCCGACAAGAAGGTCAATTGGCTCATAGTCTCCGTCCTTGATCGTGGTAAAGTCACCGTGCAGCGGCACGTTAGGATAATGGTGCGCCAGCACGGCACGGGGAAACGGCTCAATCTCGCTGAAGAAGGAGGCTTCCCAGCCTAGCGGATGCCAAGCTGCGGTTGCGGCCTCAATGCCGCTGCACACGCTGCCATAGCGGATCATGCTTGCTGATCCTTGGTGCTGCGGATCGCGCGAGCAATGGCAGCGGTGTCAACGCGGGCGAAGAACAAGCCGCCCACATAAACGCGCCATGCGGCGGCGCGGGTGTAGTCGCGGGTGGCGGTGACTTTGTGGCCGAGGTCGATGGTCATCTGCGTATTCCCTTTCGGTGGGGCAAAGCCCCATTGGTGATGTCCCCTTATGGGGCAGAATTACCGGTGGTGCAAGCGTTTATTTTGGGGAGGCCGAAGCCTCCCCGGTGGTGGTTAGGCGGCAGGCACAAAAGACGAAAGCGCGCCGAGGCAATGGTGCCGGTCGTTGTCGCTGGCC